GACACTTATAAGGTCATTATGGCACGAGCTAGAGCACGTGAAAAGGCCACTGTTGCAGCTTTAGAGATGAAAAAATCCGGAGATCTATTTGATGTTCAACCTAGTGACATCAAAAACTTAGAGAATAGGTTTTACAACGATTTGCTAGATGCAGAAGGTAACATCGATCTTAGTAAAGACAGCTTCCTTGAAAAAGCATTTAAAGAAGCCACGCTTACTGAAGATTTACAAGGTTTTAGTAAAGGGCTGGACGATTTGATGGGAAACTTTCCTTTGTCAAGACCTTTCTACTTGTTTGCAAGAACTGGCATCAATGGTTTGGATATTACATTTAAACATACCCCTGGTTTAGGCCTTCTGCACATGAAGCACCTTGCAATTATGACAGCTGATCCTAATAATCTAGAAAGTGTTGCTAAGTATGGGATTCAAACGATTGAAGATCTTAATTCTGAAAAGGCTTTAATTACTGGACGCCAGGCAATCGGTACTGCTGTTACTTTTATGGGTGTGCAGAAGTATATGGCGGGTGAACTTACAGGAAACGGTCCCTCAGATCCTGGCCTAAAAGAAGCTTGGGTTAAAGCAGGTTGGCAAGAACGTAGCATCAAGATCGGTGGGTTCTGGGTTAGTTACGACCAGTTTGAACCATTTTCTATGATCCTTGCCTCAATGGCAGATATTGGAGATAATCTTGAGTATATGGGACCGCAGTGGGTTGAAAATACCTACAAGCAGCAATCTTTTGCTTTAGGCGCTGCCCTCACTTCCAAGTCTTATTTACAAGGTCTTGGAAACTTGGTTGATCTTGTTAAGGGTGAGCCTGGTGCGATGGGACGTGTTGTAGGAAATACCATGAACAATGCAGTTCCACTAGCTGGACTGCGTAATGACTTTGGTAAATTAATTACACCTTACCAACGCGAACTAGTTACTGGTATTGCTGACAGTATACGCAATAGGAATTTAGGCAGTGAACAACTGACGCAGGATCCCTTGTCAATCAAATACGACATGTTGAATGGCAAGCCGATGAAGGACTGGCCGTTTTGGCAACGTATGGTTAATACAGTACTTCCAATTAACTTTTCAATTGACAAGATGACACCTGGTAGAAAGCTATTCCTTGAGAGTGGTTATGACGCACGGATGACTGTTTACTACGGACCTAATGGTGAAAACCTAACTAGTAGTGCTGAAGTCAGATCGTTATACATGAAAGCTATTGGTGATCAAAATCTTGAAGCTACGTTTGATGAATTTGCTTCCCGTCCAGCAGTTAAAAACTCGATGAATCAAATGCGATCTGATCTGAATAATGGAAGGAGAGAGATTGATCCGATGAAAGCTTATACACATAACATTTTGCTAAGTTCGGCTATTGATGAAGCACGGCAAAAAGCTTGGAGAACAATTGCTGACCACCCGTCAGTCGTTGCTTTGAAAGCTGAACAAAATAAAGTTGAAAAACTCACACGAGATCGTCGCAACTCCCTGCGAGAAAACGTTATTCCACGTATCCTTGAAATTAACAATTACCAATGACAATTGAATCTACAGTAAACAGTTACTGGAGAGGCGATGGTGACGGCACTAACGTAATCTTCACCTTTCCCTTTTCTAAATTTGAAGACGACGATGTGTTCGTCTATGTCTATAACACAACCAGTGGTGCTTGGGATATTCAGACCGTCAGTACCAACTATACAATTAGTGGCTCTACCATTACGTTTGGAACTGCTCCTGCAAGCCCACCCAGTGCAGGCTTCGGCAACGTACTAATTCTGCGGTCTACTGACTACCAACAGACTCGTGCTTTATTCACAGCTGGTAGTTCTATACGTGCAAAGGACTTGGAGGATAACTTCCTTCAGTCTATCTTTGCTGACCAAGAGTTTAGAGATCTAAAGGTTGACAAGATTGCTCCAGAGTTCTGGGCTGACGTAGATATGAAACTACGTAAGATTAAAAATCTTTCTGACCCAACTTTTGATACTGATGCAATCAACAAGAAGTATATGGATGACAGGCGTACTAATACGCTTGTACAAAACGACATTCCTACTGCTGATCAGACCATCAAAGGGCTGCATTGGCTTAAAGATGCCAACGGTATCAATCAAGTACACCGCATCTATGACGGCTCAGGCTGGGTAGAAGTTGCTTCTGGTATTCCTTTTGTTCCTGAGACTGGTACTAGGGTTCGGTATGTAGACACCTTGAATGGTTCTGATGCAGTAAGTAACGATGGTTTCTTTAACACCAATCCACTTAAGACAATCAAACGTGCTTTGACGCTTGTTAATGCTGATCCTGCAGGTGACGGTACGTTGATCTGGGTCAATGCTGGTATATACCAGGAGATCTTGCCCCTATCAGTTGCAAAAGCTAACGTTTCTATTGTTGGTACTACTCAACGTAGCTGCTTTATCCATCCCACTGTGGCTACTGCTGAAAACAATATGTTTGAGGTAGATAGTGGTACTTATATCGCCAACTTTACTCTTTGCGGATTAAAAGCAAGTGGTACTCGTGGTGGTTACGGTAAGGATTCATCAGATACTACTTATGGATTACCTACTAGTCAAAGCTGGGCTGTTGCTTTTAGAGATGGTGTAACTATTCGGAAGAGTCCTTATATCCAAAATTGTGTTGCTTATACAGACTCTGAAATCAATAACTCAACTACTATCTACAACGCTGATAGGACTATTGCTTCTGGTTTTAACCCAGACACTATGAAAGGTCTTGGTGGTGAACCAGACTCTGCGCCTTGTGGTGGTGGAATCTTAGTTGACGGTAATGCTGTATCTCCTGCCAGTCCGCTCAGGTCGATGGTTGTAGATTCCTACACACAAATCAACTTAGATGGTCCTGGTGTTCTTTGTACCAACAATGGTTATGCGCAACTTGTTTCGTTCTTCGGTACATTTTGTCATTACCACGCTAAAGCTAGGAATGGTGGTCAACTTAATCTAAGCAACTGTGTAACTGACTTTGGTCGTTTCGGCTTAATTGCTGAAGGTAAAAGTCCCAATGTGATTGCTACAGCTACTGTCGTTAATGCTGCTTCTGCTGCTGACACTACCTTTATTTGTACAGCACCAGCTAAGGCTGCATCGTGGCATGGCTCTCAAGTAATTCCACGTACAACGCAGATTGTTGAGATTGGTGGTAACAGCTATCAAATTAAACAGAGTGTAGCTGATAGTAACGGTAACTATACTATTACTGTATATAACCCAGACCCTACTAATAATTCTGTAAACTCTGGTCTAGTTGCAGACTTGACAGCAGGTAATGCTGTTAACTTTTATCAGAAGTCACTGATTACTACAGGTGGTCATGTCTTTGAATACTGTGGTAGCGGTACTGACTACACAGCTCATCCAGACAATGGCGGACTTGCTGACATTACAAAACAAGCAATTGAGATCGGTGATGGTCAAGTATGGCTGTCGTCTACAGATGAAAATGGTAGGTTTGTTGTAGGTGGTGGTGGTACTGATTCCTTTGTTGTTGATCAACTGGCTGGAACAGTAACCTTACCTGCCGGTGCAGTTATTGCAGATAATATTATTACTGACACTTCACCACAACTTGGTGGTGCATTGGATACAAATGGATTCAGCATTACCTCTGCTGGAAGCAACCCTGTTGTAATCGACCCCGCTGGTAGCGGAACAGTCAATATGGGTGCTCAGGTTGTATTTGACAGTACACAGCCTACTGCAACGACTGCAGCTGCTAATATTGTTCAATTAACCAATAATTATCAGGATGGTTCTACTACATTAGCTGCGACGGCATCAGCTGTTAAGAGCTTAATGCCGGTTGGTAGCATCATTATGTTCGGTGGTTCTACCGCACCTACTGGTTATCTCGAATGTAACGGACAAAGCACAACTTCTTACGCTGCACTAGCTGCTGTTGTAGGAGCTAACGTACCTGATTTACGTGGTGAGTTTGTACGGGGCTGGGATCACAGTAGAGGTGTAGACACTGCAAGGTCTTTTGGAAGCTTCCAGGGTCATCTTTTTGATTCTCATACACATAGCAACGGTAATGCTGGAAGTCATAATCACCCGCTAGGAAGTGCTGGCAGCCATGCTCACGGAATTAATCAAGTAAGTCTTACAGGTTCGTTCCGTCCTGGTGTTCATCGCGATATAAATGCTACGGGAGTATTTTCTGATGCAGGGAATGTTGGTAGTAGAGAATCGAGTGATCATAACAATGGTAGACAAATTAATTTCAATGCAACTCACTCCCACTCGATGGGTGCAGCTGGAACCCATAACCACTCAATGTCTGCCGCTGGAGTTCATAATCACTCAATTGGTAGTAGCGGCGGTTCAGAAACACGGCCTAGAAACATCGCACTTATGTACTGCATTAAATTTTAACTATGGCAAATACACTTAAATTAAGAGGCGGTACTACTGCAGAAGTAGCTGCTGCAACACTCGCAGAACGCGAGATTATGGTAGACACAACAAAAGATATAATTGTTGTGGGGCCTACTAAAAAAGAAATGGCTGTAGGTAATGGTGGTACATATACGGGAAACTATACTTTTTCTGGTGATGTAGTTATTAGTGGTAGCTTTCAGTTTGGAAGCAGCATTAATGCTAGTAATGTACGGATCCAAAACGTAGCTACACCTACGGGTAATTCAGATGCATCTAACAAATCATATGTCGATGGTTTAATTACTAGTGTTCAAAATACTACTCTACCAGGAAACGTATTTTCAGCTGATAATACTATTACTATCACTGACAATAATCCTGGTGTTGGTGATGTTGACTTAAGCATTTCTAATAACTCAGTATCTACTGCAAAGATTCAAGATAATGCTGTCACCACAGCTAAGTTTGCAGATGGTAGTGTTACGTCACTTAAGTTTGGAAGTGCTTCAGTTACTACAGCAAAGATTGCTGACCAAGCTGTAACTACTGCAAAGCTTGAGGTATCTGCTGTTACTTCTAATCGTATTGCGGCTGGTGCAGTAGGTTCAACAAAGATTGCTGACAATGGGATTAGCGCAATTAAGTTGCAAAGTGATTCTGTTACTACGGATAAGATTCAAGATGATGCAGTAACTACAGCTAAAATCAATGCAAGTGCTGTTGGTACGACAGAGCTAGCTAACGATGCAGTTACTACTGCAAAGGTTGCAGACACTAGTATTACTACAGCTTTGATTGCTGATGATGCAGTAACAGCAGCCAAAATCGAAGACTCTGTTCTAGCAACACACGCTGCACAGGTAACAGCTTGTGCAAACAGTGCAACGGCAGCTGCTTCCTCAGCTGCTTCTGCGCTGGCAGCATTCGATAATTTTGACGATACCTATCTAGGAGCTAAGGCTTCTGATCCAACTACTGATAATGATGGAGAGGCGTTGACTGCAGGTGACCTGTACTTTAATACAACTACAGATGTCATGAAGTTGTATACAGCGTCTGGTTGGGTTATTGCGTATGTACCGGGAGATGCAGCAAACATCACTAATACTGCTAGCGGTAATCTTACCTCTACAAATGTACAGTCGTCATTACAAGAGCTGCAGACGGATATTAATAGTACTGTCTCTGCCACAACAACCAATGCCACTAACATTACAACTAACGCCACCGACATTGCTAGTAACGTAATTACACTTGGAACTAAGGTTTCACGTACATCTGCATCTGGCGCTGCCGAACTTCCTACTGGTACTACTGAGCAGCGTGATGATCCTGCTTCTGCAGGTTACATTCGTTTTAACAGTTCCCTTACACAGTTTGAAGGTTATAACGGTACTGCTTGGGGATCTATTGGTGGAGGTGGTTTCGATGTACGTTCTTCACCCCCTATAACTCCTACTCCACAAAGTGGTGATGTTTATTGGGACGAAGATGAAGCTATTCCCTATATCCATTATATCCAAGACGAAGGAGAAGCAGGCGAGCAGGCACAGTGGATACCACTTGTTCCACAGCAGAATCCAAAGACTGCAGAAGGTGGTGGCAGTGATGAAATCTTCCACGAAAATGATCAGGCTGTCACTACTAGCTACACCATTGCTACTGGTAGAAATGCTTTAAGTGCTGGTCCTATTACTATTAACACCGGAGCAACAGTAACTGTTAGTGCCGGATCTACTTGGGTGATTGTTTAACTATGGCTATTACATTTCCAGCCAGTCCTACAGCTGGTGCAACATATACTAATCCTACGACTGGCGTTCAATATATTTATAATGCAACAGATGGTGTTTGGAAGACTTATGTCTGGCCTACTAACACCAACTATTTGCAGCTCACTGGTGGTACGTTAACTGGTGACTTAGCTTTAGGTACTAACGATCTAACTGCTCAAGATATTACTTCAACTACTCTTACCACCTCTACTCTCACTACTACAGGAGCAATTACCCCCGGCGCCAACATTGTAATGGCATCCGGTAACGGCATTGATTTCAGTGCTACTGCAAACAGTAGTGGCTCAATGACCAGTGAGCTGTTGGATGATTATGAAGAAGGCACTTTCCTTCCAACAATGTTTGGATCTACTGTTGCAGGATCAACAACATACAGTCTTCAATATGGATATTATGTAAAAGTTGGTAAATTAGTTCATATACAAATTAGAATGTCAGTTACAGCAACAACTGCTTTAGGTAATATGTATATTGGTGGTCTTCCTTTTGTAGCATTAAACGATTCAGATAAAGGTTATGCGTCAGTGACTGTATCTTACGCTAGTAATTTAACAATGACCTCTGGAACGGGTTGGGTGGGTGCTTACACAAAGCAAAACGATTCTTATATGGCAATGATTAATAATATACCAGGGGGTTCAATAGTTAATACTAGCGTTGATAGTAGTTTTACAGCGTTGATGGGTGGAACTTACGCCTCTAATGTATAATTAACATCTAATAAATAATACGCCTAAACCTATTTTGTCTGGAGGACAATCCTAATGGCTTTTACAGAACACATAGAATACAAGGAAGAAATCCTTCCAAATCAGACCATTCAAGTGCGTCGTGCTGACATCGTTAAAAAAGACGGTGTTGAAGTAGGACGTACCTATCACCGCCACGTTGTTGTCCCTGGACAAGACGTAAGCGATCAACCCGCAGAAGTCCAAGCTATTGCAGCTGCATTATGGACAGCAGAGGTAATCGCTGCTTATGAAGCACAAGTAGCAGCTAGTGCATTACCTGGGGGTGAATAATGCCTATTACTATTGATGGAACCGGTACTATCGGCGGCATTACTGCCGGTGGTTTACCTAATGGAACAGTCACAAGAGATGACTTAGCAACAACTGCTAAAGGTAGTATTTTGCAGGTTAAGCAAGCCGTAAAAACTGACAGAACAAGCAGCGCAGCTGGTTATGTTTGGACAGATACAGGCTTGTCAGTGGATATTACGCCTACAAGCACCTCTAGTAATATTTTGGTGATGGCAAATGTCCACTTAGGTGGAGGTAATTCTTACGACCTAAAAATTAAGATTCTTAGGGATTCAACCGTTATTGGTGTAGGCGACGGTGATTCTGGCCGTCCTGCGGTTACCAGTGTCATAAACATTTATGATACTACTCACGCTCTTTATCAACAGGCACCTGTCACAGGTACATATTTAGATACGGCAGTAAGTACGACAAGTCAAGTGACTTATAAAGTGCAATTTGCATCTTATGGTGGTTACGTGGCGTATGTTAATCGTACAGAGGACTACCAGCTCCATGTAGAGACAACGCCTGAATACGACAGCACCCCAATATCAACACTTACATTAATGGAGGTAGCAGCATGAATCATGAAGCTATTTATCGGGCTTACTCAAATGTTGTGAGTATTAATGACAGTACTGGTGCTTTTGATGTTGAAGGCAATCTAGTAACACTTGATCAGTCAGTCGTTGACGCTGCTGCTATTGAGGTTGCAGCTGAACAAGCACTTGTAAGACTACGCACTAAACGTAATCAACTCCTTGCTGAAACCGATTGGACTGCTAACTCTGACGTTGTAATGACTGAAGAAATGAGAACGTACCGACAAGCGTTACGCGATCTCCCTGCTAATACAGCAGACCCTGTAAACCCTACGTGGCCTGAATTATAATGCCTATTAAATTAAACGGGGCAACGTCTGGTTCGGTTGAACTGGGTGTGCCCGCAGTTGTAGGTAGTGATCTACAACTAACACTTCCCACTACTGCTGGAACGCTTGATCGTCTTGAGCGTTCTGGCAACATTGTGCAGGTACAAGCAGCAACGCCTGTCTATGATGGTACTTTTATTACCACCACTAAAACCCCAGGTTCTATAGCTGGTCTTTATGGTTTAACTGCAAACAGAACGTATTCAGATTTACTTAGTGTTACTATTACACCTCAATCAGCAAGTAATACATTAATATTTCTAGCAAACGTGGGTTACACATCTGGTGTCAATTCAAGCAAGGGCGCACATGGACTTGCCCTCGTAAGAGATAATACCCTGGGCTTAGAAGTAAATGGTAATTATCCTTGGTATGATGTCACTATAAATAAGCCTGATTATACTCCAGCTGAGCATGTTACTGCAGTATACTCAGCTTCAAATACAAATGCCCAGACATGGTACTTAAAAGCATGGTCTTATAACGAAACCTCAGGAAGTACTAATGAAGTAACTAGATGCATTTCTCGTTCTTTTGCAATAATGGAGATTGTATCATGAATGACATTATACTAACCCAACAGGCCATTATTAATCTTTTAGCTTGTGATTGCGTATTAAACGATCTTACTATTGTGTCACCAACTGATGCTGTAAGACCTAGCGATAGTGCAATTGAAGCGGAAAAAGTCCGCATTACAAACGAAACTAATTGGGCTTCCTTACGCCAACAACGTAACCGTCTAATCTCTGAAACCGATTACCTAGCGTTAGCTGACGCAACACTTACTGACGAGATGTCAACCTATCGTCAAACCTTGCGGGATCTACCTGCAAACACAACTGACCCAGCCAACCCTGTTTGGCCTACTAAACCGGGAGCATAATTATGA